GTCGGAGTTTTTTACCAACGCCTTGACCTCGCCGGCATCGTAGCGGTTGAGCTGCTGGCACTCGTCGAACAGGACTCCGGCCACGGATCGCGGCATCGCCTTGAGTTGCGATTCGTCGTCCACAATCCGATTGCCAGAATCGTCGAGCAGCATGATTGCGATCATGGTTCGGCGTGCTCTGGAAAAGTCGAAGCGTCCAGCTTTGTCCTGAATCATCAATTCGTACTGCGTGCCTTGCTCCTCGGTCATTTCGCGGAGGCGATAGGATCGACCAGCGATCTCTACCACCTTTTCACGTAATGGCTCGGCAAGCGAAGCAAAAAAATCGTCTCTATTCATCGTCCTCGTCCTCTTCGAGTGCTGCCTTTTCGGCTCGAATTGCATCAAGTACTGCCTTCAAGTGTGACTGTGGTGGCTTGATCGGCGATGATTCATCGCTAAACAATGGCCTTTGCCGAAAACACTCGGAGACGACTTCGTCGGTTCGATCCCACGGAAAGTTTGCTAACGGCAGGATTTCGGAATCTGGGCCGTGTGGCAGATACGCACACAGGACGCCAGAATCGAGTACTTGCCATTGTTTGATTTCGACCTCTTCGCCGGTGAAAGAGATCGCCATGTGCTTTTGCAATGTTATCATTGAAGCTCAATGCCTTCTGATTACGTGGTGGTAAATGTCAAGGCGGTTGCACCATCGAACTGAACGGTGTACTCGCCCTCCATGATCTTGCCCTGTTCCACCGATGGGAACTTGACAGACTTGACGAACACGGTTCCCTGGACGCTTCCGGCACCTGGATAGGTGACCGCAAAGTTGGTGATGCCAGCGTAGGGTTCGGCAGTGTTAATCATTGCAGTGGTGATCGGTACGGCTGCACCCGTCCAGTAAAATGTGATTGTCATTTCTGGAGCACCACGAAGATCACCTGGCCGATAGGTTTTGTAGCCTGTTGTCCCAAGGTGTGTGGTCTCAACCGGGTCTTGGCTAATGGTCAAATCGCTGATCTTTTTGACGAGCGTGGTGACCAACCCGGTTCCGGTAACGGTGGCTCCGAGTCCGGTATCTGGTACTGTTAGCGGCATGTCTTACGGTTCCTTGTAATGGACCAGGAGATCAAATGAAACGATGTACCGATGTTCCTGGTTTCCATCGGTAGGTGGTTCTTGGAGATACTCGTCGCCAGAGTCGAACTCGACGCCAGCAAAGTAGTAGTTGCTAGTTGTGCCGCGGTAGCTGTCGATTCCGGTCTCTCGAATCGATTTCGACAAAGCGGATGCTGCCGTGCGTGTCGCTGCGTAGCATTCAACCTGGATTCGTGCGTGAGCGGCTTTAGTCAATCCTCCAACATAATGATCTCGGTCTGTGCTAATGACGTAATAGACGATGGCAGGCATCGAAGCGTTTACTTTCAACGCGTCTGGGTACATTCGCTGACCGACGATGGTTGAGACCGTCGAGTACGAAAGTAGCTTTGTTCGGAATGCCTCGCCAATCGCTGACATCTATTCCCCGCTGATGATTTTGATGGTTCGTGATGCACCCTCAGCCGATCCGCTGACGACCTGGAAGTATTTCACCCCTTCCATCGGTTGCCGTGCTAGTCCGTAGTGACGAGCAATCGATGTGCTGATGGAGATCGAGTAGCTCGATCCTTCGTTGAACAGCGGGTAGAACGTCGACCCGTCGTCGCTGGCCTGGAACGTGAGCGTTGATCCAGTCATGGCAGATGGTGTGATGACCGCTAGCGGGACGCGGTTGTTTTCGAGCGTGAGTGTGCTGCTGACGGTGCCAGCACTGGCAATCGTGAGCGTTGATACGCGGAGGTTTTTAGCCAAGTTTCAGCTCCTTGATTTCTTTTTCTAGTTGGGTTCGGAATGCTGCTTCGGCGGCGGATTGCATGGTGCGAACAGCTTTTACGATGGGTTGCTCGTCGCGTGGAAAACGGATCGTCACCACTTTTTTGTTCCACAGAACGTGACGCTTGTAGCTGTCGCCTTTCTTGGACGGATGCACAAATTGCTGCTTGTTTCCCTTTGTCCACTTCGCTCCGACAATCACGCCGACGGATGCCTTTAGCACCTTCACCCCGTAATGCTTTCTAGATTCGTTTTGGTACTCGGCGTTGAGTTTGTACTTGTCCGACCATTTCTTGCGACTGCCGGTTTGCTGGCTACTCGGTGCAATGGTCTTTGCGTAGTCGGCGATCGGCTGGCCGTAGGCTTTTAAGCAACGATCCAGCGGACCTGATCGCAGGCGAATATCGATCGCCTCCAGTGCTCGAACCAAGTCCATGTTGATTTGGATTTCAATGCTCATGTGACACACACCAATTCGACATACCGACGTAATCCATCGATCTGGTTGACGTAGGTAATGCCATAGTTTGTTGATCCGTAAACAATCCGCATCTCTGGTTGGTAGCCGGATCGAAAGCGGACGCGAAAGATTGCTTTGGTGCCTGCTTCAAGCTGGCGACCTCGCATGGTTTCGTTTCCGCCTGTCGGAATGAACTGGCAAGGCTCATCGACGACATAATTCGACCAAGTGACGACTGGCTGGCCTGCATCGTCCTGCGTCTCGGTGACTTGCTGAACAGTGCACCGCTGCCGCATCGCTCCAACCTTGAGATCGCGTGGTCTGCCGCTCATGGGTAGTTGCTCCGCATGAACCGCGTTACGAGTGCCTCGTATGGCTTCATGGTCTGGATCGCGTCACTCATCAGCATGTCGCGATTCTCAAAGTAATGGCCGACTAGCAGCAGCATTGCTCGCTTGGCGATAGCCGGAACGAGCGTAGCGTCCTGCGAATAGCCACATCGATAGGTGATTGTCCAGGCGTCCCAGCGTGCTGATGTGGCTGGCAATGTCGCTTGGTAAGCGAGTCGGAACTCGTTGATGTGGAGTTGGTAGAGTGCCGTTGATAGCGTTTGGGATGCGTTGTTGCCGTCAAAGTAGGTGATTGAAGTAATCGATTGGATCGGTAGCTTTGGAAGTGCTAGTCGATCGACGAGCGTAACAAGACGTACCCGCCAGGTCTGGTAGCAGCAGACAGTGTCGGTATCACTTTCCCACTGCTCACGAGCTTCTTGGATCGCTTGTGCGAGTTGCACGTCGTGCGTCGTGTCGCTGGTCGAGATTTCGAGCTGCTTTTTCGCTTCGCTTAGAGTCAACGGTTCGACCGTTGGACCCGTCACTAGTTCCGCTTGAAATCGCATACTCGGCACACCTTAAACGATTGACCAACAAATCCTCAACGCCGCCGCCAAGATCAAGAAGCGTCCCCGCAGGTCTCCGCTTCCACTCCCTCAAGAGTCGAATCATCGAGTTCTCCCTGATAGATTTCATCGTTGACGTTCGCTACGACCTTGTCCCAGACTTTGGGGTAGTAGTGGCGGACTCGCATGTTTTCGTCGTACATCGAAACCATCTCTTCGACGTGTCCAATGCGTACTGACGGATCGAGCCATATCTTGTTGCCTGCGTCGGCCCATTGCTTCCAGAACCAAACGTCGGCGTCAATTCGACCGTCTCCCCACGTGCCGTCAGCCGCAGGCTGGCAACAGAACCAAGGCTTGGGCGTCTTTGCGATCTTTGCGACGTTGAAGACGGTTAGTCCAAAGTGAGCCGCGTCGACCTCGAGCGGGTAGCCGCTCCATTCGGCCTTGGTGTGTCCCGCTTTGAAGCCGAGTAGTGCAGGCTTGCCGCGACGGGCTTGCATGGCACACAAAGCGTCAAAGTTTTCTTGGTCGCAAGTGCTGATCAGTTGGTGCAGCTGTTCGGAAGTGAACACGGAGTCGAAATCCACCGAGACGACATAGTCGAGACCGTCTCGCACTGCTTGCTCAAACATGTTTTGCATGTGTTGGGCATAGAACACGCCGAGCGATACCTGCAAAGGCACGCCAAGGTTGTGCAGTGCTGTCTCGATCACTGTTCGGCAGTAAGTGATTTCGTGACGTGGTGCGGTCATTACCGCTCTGACTTTTACTTTTCGTGATTCCATACCGCTTCGATTCCTCCCTAGACGGTGACTCTGAAAAATTAACCAACAACAACGAACCCAGCGTTCGACGAGTTGGCGGGGTTCTTGAACTCTGGAT